CTCAACGCCGTTGAATGTTGGTTGCATTACTACAGCACACCAAACACACCAACAGTTGAGCAGTACAAGGAGTTGCGTGATGAGTACAAACAACTCATGGACGCACCACCCAAGCCCAAGACCACCCGCAAACGTTCCTCCACCAAGTCCTCCAATGATCCCAGCTCAACCACCGAGACTGTATGACGTGACACTTCGTTCAGGCACTATCTCATTGTTAGCGCCCGATTCCGAATCAGCCGCATGGATGGCTCTTGAATTGTCCTTTGAACGTGATGACGAACTAATTGATGTACGACAAGCTGATGAATGGTAAGAAGTACTTCCCCAATAACTGGCAAGAATACAAGGACGCACCTGATGAACTCTTTCAGCCTCACACCTTTGATGAATTGATGTCATGGAAGGTAGCAGGCTGGGAACTACCTGGGTCTGTGTCTTGCATCATGCGTATCACGGACAACAAAACAGGCAAGGTCAAAGAGATCGTGTATCAACGTGACCACGCCGCTGAAGAAAAGATGAGACGCCTTATGCGTACTCCTGACATCGAGGTTACCGTGTGTAATCACGATTCAATCCACCATATTATCATGAAATCCACCGATGAACTTGATGAAGATGACTGAAGCCACCCTTCAACGTCGCACCAAGCAGCTCGCCCTTGAGATTGCAAACCATCCACACCGTGAGGAACTGTTGGACTTGATCCAAGAGCAACTCATTGACCAAGCAATGGATGAGTATACCACAATCCTTAACTAGCTTATGCCCACACCCGCACAGATTGAAGAGCAAGTCGAACTAGAGCGTGAACAGATTCGACAAGGGCTCAAGCAACTGCGCGATAACACCCGCAAGTTAGAAGACAAGTCCTACGCCAGTGCATCAGTGTACGGTGTAGCGTCGATTGAAACTCTTATTCCTGTTGTTGTTTAAAGGATTGAAAACACAGCAGAACGACGCATCAAGTCTGGCTGTGTGGGAGTGGCTTTTAAAGAAATTAGTCAGTATCTTTCAGACGTAGAAGCTGAGGTAGCAGCAGCTATCGCCAGTAAAGTCACATTCGATACTGTCTTTAGTACTAAACCAAATAGCAACAAGCTACAGAATGTAACCGATTCTATCGGTAACGCTGTAGAAAATGAGTGCATGATGCGTCACTATGAACGCAAAGTGCCTGGGTTACTTGAAACCCTCAAGAAAAACTATTGGCACAAGTCAATAGGTACACACCAAAAGGTTGTGGTGATTCGTACTCTTATGAATCGCTACGATGTACCTCATTGGCAGGCATGGGGACGTGCTAACCGTGTCAAGCTTGGCGGTTGGTTGCTTGACTGCATTTGTGAGGCAACTAACTGGTTCATGAAAGACATGCGTCAGGAAGGACGTAAGCGACAACACTTTGTTGTTCCAACGCCTGAATTTCTTGAAATTAAGGACCAAGTGGTGACCACAGCTGAGCTGTTTAGCCCCATGGCTTGGCCGATGCTGATTGAGCCAAACGATTGGGCACATAATCAATCAGGCGGGTACTTGCTAAATGAAATCATGCGTGGGCACGACATGGTACGCCGTGGAGGTCCGTCATGTATACAGGGAGAAACACCCATCAAATTTCTGAACAAGATTCAGAAGGTTGCCTACCGTTTGAACCCGTTCATCATTGATGTAGCGGAAGAGTTGGAACGTAGGCAAATTGAGGTGGGTAAGTTTGTCCCTATCATTGAGATGCCCCTACCGCCTAAACCTGTAGACATTGCGGAGAACAAAGAGTCTCGATTGGACTACAGGCGTAAGGCAGCTGAGGTGATGAACATCAATGCTCAGTCATTCCAACGGTCCTGCCGTACCCGAATGACATTGAATGCAGTGAAGGTGTTCAAGGGTAAGGAGAAATTCTTCATCCCTTGGTCTTTTGACTACAGAGGTAGAGCTTACCCTATCCCTGCCTTCCTTACTCCTCAAGACACAGACTTTGGTAAGTCATTGTTAAAGTTTTATGAGGAGTCATTCGTTGATGACTACGCCTGTGACTGGTTAGCTTTTCAAGTAGCCACTACATATGGTCTTGACAAAGCAACCATGCAAGAGCGATTGGCATGGACACTTGAGAACCATCAACTAATCACACTCATCGCTACGGACCCACTGGGTAACTTGCATGAGTGGGAGGGTGCCGATGAACCTTGGCAGTTCCTTGCAGCTTGTGAGGAATACTATCATTGTGTCATTGAATGTGATCGTTCTCATACTTCACTGATGGTAGCTACTGATGCTACATGCAGTGGTCTTCAGATCCTTGCTGGTCTTGCCCGTGATGCCTCTACAGCACGGCTTGTAAACGTCCTTCCATCCGATAAACCTCAGGATGCTTACAAGGTCGTTGCAGAGGCTGCTACACCTAACTGTCCCGCTTCCATTCGTCCGTACATGGACAGAAAAACTGTGAAGCGTGTCGTGATGACTGTTCCTTACAACGCTAAACCGTATTCCAACCGTGGGTACATCCGTGAAGCGTTGAAGGAGAAAGGTATAGAGATTGAGAAAGAAGATCTCACCGCTACTGTTAAAGCAGTCAGGGATGCAATGAATGTTGTCGTCCCTGGTCCTATGGCAGTCATGACATGGATTGAAGGTGAAGTAGCAGAGGCAATCAAACGTGGAGCAACTGAGCTTACTTGGACTACACCTTCTGGTTTTGTTGTAACACAACGACTAATGAAACCAGAGATACAACGTATTGAGTTACAGCTGCTTGGTACTTGTAACTTACGTGTAGCTGTCGGTGAATCCGACAAGGTTGATCTAGCTCACCACAAAAACGCAACTGCTCCCAATCTCATCCACAGCTTAGACGCATCTCTTCTGCACTTGTCTGCACTGCGCTTTGATGCACCCATAGCTCTTATTCATGACTCCGTGTTGTGTAGAGCTACAGACATGTCCACCTTGTCCACGCTTGTTCGTGAGACATACATGCATCTCTTTGCAGAGCATGACTATCTGACTGACTTCAAGCACCAAATCGGTGCTGAGACTGATCCACCGATTGTAGGCGACCTTGAGCCTGAGTCGGTTATTGAATCCACCTACTTTTTCTGTTAATGGCAAACCGTACCATTCATAAGACTGAACAGCCTGTGATCCTTGAGGGTTATCAAGCTGTACTGAAGCCGGGTAAGTTCGGCTACAAACTGTCTGCACTTGTCGATCAGGCAACCGTAGACAAACTGGAAGATGAACGGACTGAAGTCCTTAAGTGGGCAGAGTCCAAACTAAAAAACCCCAAGCGTTCCACTCTCAAGCCTGAGCCGTGGGAAGAAGTGAGTGAGGGTAAGTACCAAGTCAAGTTCAGCTGGAATGACGAATCTCGTCCTCCCATTGTTGACACTGAAGGTACGTTGATCACCAACGAAGATACTCCGCTGTATGGCGGCTCGAAGGTGAAGCTGGCATTTTACCAGAAACCCTACATCCTCAAAGATGGTGTCACCTATGGCACCTCGCTGAAACTTGCTGGTGTGCAGGTCATTGCACTCAACAGCTCCGCTGGTGTTGACACTGGCGACATGGGTGAAACCGACATTGCTGAACTGTTCGGCAAGACCACTGGCTTCAAAGCTGGTGAACCCAACATTACTTCCAATGACGAAACCACCGACGACGACTTCTGATGATTACCTTTGATTGCGTTAAGAACGAAGCCCTCGGCTTGTACGAAGGCACCCTCACTGTCTCCCTGCCTGAAATCACGGTCACCCGCTATAAAGCGGATCGCTCCGACTTCAAGTATGAGATGCGTCGTGCGGTGTCGGAGATTGTCGAAGAAATCGTCGAAAAGCAGCTGAACGACTAATGTTTAGGTCAGGCTTGGAGGGTAAGGTTGCTGACCTTCTCTCCAGCTTGAAAGTATCTTACGAATACGAAGACCGTCGCATTCCTTACAAACTGCAATGCAACTACATCCCCGACTTTCATTTGAAGAATGGTGTCTTTCTCGAAGTGAAGGGACGCCTGACAAGCGAAGACAGAAGGAAGATGAAAGCAGTAAAGATATGCAATCCCGACTTAGATATTCGGTTCGTCTTTCAAGCACCATTTAATAAGATCTACAAAGGATCCAAAACAACCTATGCAAAGTGGTGTGAAAAGCACGGCTTTGAATGGTGTTCATATCAATCCATCCCCATTCACTGGCTCACATGAGCGAGAGCGAATTTGTAAGGCATGAACCTTGCTCCACCTGTGGCTCATCGGATGCGAATTCTTTGTACTCCGATGGTCACAGTTTTTGTTTTTCATGTAACACCTACACCCCTGGGGAAGGGGAGGTTGTTCACAATCATCAAAAAATGA